AAAGGAGGTAGCTTTAAACGGTCGACATATGACCATGACTGAGATACCAAAATATCTCATCTACCCTCCACAGGCAAAGCTACCACTTTACCCTTCTACAGTTAACCCTATCAAAGGTAGGGTTATCTTAGTAGAGGGAATATTTGACATGATTAATCTTTATGATAAAGGATTATCAAATGCTATTTGTTGTTTCGGAACACGAAACATAGATGCAGATAAACTTGCAATTCTCAAAATGCAGAATATAGAAGGTGTAGATATCATGTTTGATGGAGATGAGGCAGGACAGACTGCCGCTGAAGAAATTAAAGGGTTAGCAGAAAGAGTAGGACTAACCTCTAGGAATATAAACTTAGGAAACCACATAGACCCAGGCGGTCTACCAGAGATTAAGGTAGCAGATATCAGGAAAAGGTTATATAGTTCTTGACACAGCGTTGAGAATTTGATATAATATATAATAAATAAAGGATTCACATGACAAAAATAGCATTAATAGAAACCAAGACCAGTAGAACTAACTGGGAAGATAGGTTTGACAATAACTTTGAGATAGAGAGATTTGCTCTTTGTTCTGACCACACTAAGAAGAAAGTACTTAAAGCTGACGTAGATATAGATATAGATACGCATGCTTATGACTGGATTATTGTAGTAGGCTCAGAAGCACTCAAGTTTTTTACAAGTGCAAATTCTATAACAGAATATAGCGGTAAGTGTGTAGATGATAAGTATCTACCAGTAATTAACCCTGCCATGCTTTCCTTTAAACCTGAAGCTAAACCCTTATGGGATAAAAGCAAGAAGAACATTATAGACTTTATAGCTGGAAATATAAAAGTACAAAGTTTAGATACGGACAAGTGTTATGGTATTCAGGACACTGAACAGTTCCATAAGTTCTTAGAAGCAGCTATCAGTCACCCTAACAAGTACGTAGGACTTGACTCCGAGACATCAGGACTATACCCTAGAGATGGGCATATGCTTGGTATGAGTATTTCTTATGAGAAAGATCACGGAGCTTACATAGATACCGAGTGTGTAGACGAGAAAGCAGAGCAATTACTACAAGAGTTATTCGACAAGAAGATAATCATTTTCCACAATGCTAAGTTTGACTTGGCGTTCTTTGAGTATCACTTCAACTTTAACTTCCCAAACTTCGAAGATACAATGTTACTACATTACTGCCTAGACGAAGTACCTGGCGGTCATGGTCTAAAGCAACTTGCTATGGAACATACTTCTTATGGAGACTATGAGAAGCCTATGTATGACTGGATTGACCAGTACAAAAGACAACATAGAGTACTCAAGGCTGACTTTCAGTGGAGTGCCATTCCTTTTGACGTTATGAAGATATACGCAGCTATGGATGCAGTAGTAACTCTATTAGTATTCGAGAAACTATATCCTCTAGTAAGAAAGAACTCTAAGTTGTTTAGTGTGTACGAAAACATACTTATACCAGGCTGTAGAATGTTAACAGATATTCAGGACAATGGTGTGCCTTTTGATAAGATGCGACTACTAAAAGGTAGAGACTTAATGCAAGATAACATTGATGAAGCAGTTGCAGAACTATACACATTCCCTGCTATCAAGGCTTTCGAAACAGCTAAAGAGAAAGAATTTAATCCAAACAGCACAGTGCAACTTAGATCATTGCTGTTTGATTTTGTCGGGCTAAGACCTACTGGCAAAAAGACTGGTACAGGAGCGGACTCAACAGATGCCGAAGTACTAAAACAATTAGGCGAAGAGCATGAGATACCTAGGCACATTCTTTCTATTAGGCAGAAGTCTAAGATTAAGAATACGTACTTAGATAAAATATATCCACAATTAGATAAAGACAGTAGACTGCGTACAGGTTTCAACCTGCATGGCACAACCTCTGGCAGACTATCTTCTAGTGGTAAAATGAATATGCAACAAATACCTAGGGACAATCCTATTGTCAAAGGCTGTATCAAAGCAGCTCCAGGTAACAAGATTGTTGCAATGGATTTAACAACTGCAGAAGTTTATGTTGCTGCTGTGCTTGCTGATGACAAGAACCTAATGGAAATATTTAAGACTGGCGGAAACTTCCACAGCAATATTGCCAAATTAGTATTTAATTTGCCTTGTGAGGCGGAAGAAATTGCAGAATTCTATCCGACACAACGACAAGCAGCTAAGGCTGTTACCTTCGGCATTATGTATGGTGCTGGAGCAAATAAAATATCTCAGCAAGTCACAGCTGACTCTGGTAAACCTTTTACCAAGAGTCAAGCTCAAGAAGTTATTGATGATTACTTTAAGCAGTTCCATAAACTTAAAGAGTGGATAGACCTATCTAGTAAGTTTATTATGGATAATGGATTTATATATGGTGCTACAGGTAGAAAGAGAAGACTACCAAATGTTAAGTCTGATAATCAAGGAATACAAAGTCATGAGGTTAGATCAGGCATGAACTTCTTAGTTCAATCTGTAGCTTCAGATATTAATTTACTTGGTGCTATCGACATGAATGCTTATGTCAAACAGACTGGCATGAAGGCAAAGATATTTGCTTTAGTACATGACTCCATTCTAGCAGAAGTACCAGAAGATGAAGTTGATAAGTACTCAGAAGTTTTACAAAGTTTCATTCAACAGGATAGAGGATTTAGTATCCCAGGAACTCCTGTAGGTTGTGACTTTGATGTTGGTGATGACTACTCGTTTGGGAAGTTTGAAGCCAAATATGATATATGATAAAATAACATTTCCCATATTTACCCTACACACAGATGAGATAATGTTTGTAGATGGTATCTTGTGGATAGAGAACCAAGTACTAGACGATACTAATGTGAAAGAAAAGACATTAGGGCTAAGAAGATTAAAAAGCCCTATGAATAGTATGTATCCTCTAAAGTCTATGATTACTGATGTAAGGTCATACTTGCAACACCAAGGTAAGTTTTATATTGATACTAAGGGAAGATTCTTTAGAAAGAATAAGACAGTAAAAGCTGAGTTAAAGTATCACAAAATAATAAAAATAGAAAAGAAAGATACAGCAAGTGTGCTTTGGGTAAAGGGTTGTAACTACCCCTTCACTCTAGAGAGACCTCTTGCCCCTTCTGAAGCTTGGGTAGGACTTCTTTACAGAGGTCGTCTGCCTTGGCTAGTATATGACACAAGTGAAGAGAAGAAGAAGGATACTTGGAGAAAAATATGAAAGCAGTTATAAGTGATAGAATATACTTAGAGTTACTACCTGCTCAACAAAAAAAGATTGACGACGAACTTACGTATGCCATACCCTCGTTTAAGTTCGGTGACCCACCACTCATTATAAAAAATATGGCAATGATAAGACAGGGACTAGTAGCAATACCGGTGGGCAGAATTGACCTAATCCCTGCGGACCACGAGGTTATAGATAAGAGAGTACTAAAGCCAGTAGACTTCCCCGAGTTTAATTTGACATTAAGACCAAGCCAACAGTCTGTATATGACGAAATTGGTGACGGCGGCATAATTAACGCTTGGGTAAGTTGGGGTAAGACATTTACAGGTCTTGCCATAGCTCAGAAGCTAGGTCAGAAAACACTAGTAATAACACATACTTTAGCTCTACGGAAACAGTGGGAAGATGAAGTAAAAAAAGTTTTTGGAATCACGCCTGGGATTATAGGTAGTGGTAGATTTGAATTAGACAGTCCAATCGTTATTGGGAATATACAAAGCCTGTATAGAAAGATACCTGAGATTAGACAAGAGTTTGGCACTCTCATACTTGACGAAATGCATCATGTTAGTAGTAAGACATTTTCTAGAATAGTAGACAAAAATTGTGCTAGACATAAGATTGGACTGACTGGAACGTTACAAAGAAAAGATGGTAGACATGTAGTCTTCTGTGATTACTTTGGAAATAACGTTCTAAAACCGCCGAAGGAAAACTTTATGATGCCTAAAATTCATATCTTACCGATACCGATAAGATTCATGGATGGCAATAGTATCCCTTGGGCAAACAGAGTCAATGAGTTAGCTTACAACCCAGAGTACCAACATTCTGTGGCTATGGCGGCGGCATCATATGCTGCCAAAGGTCACAAAGTGTTAGTGGTATCTGATAGAGTAGACTTCCTCAGGAACTGCGCGGAGCTCACTGGTAGTAACGCAGTTTGTGTGACGGGCGCTGTCCATCACGAAGATAGAGCAGATATAATAGCACAGATTTTTGAGGACAAAGACATTCTCTATGGGACACAGTCTATATTCTCAGAAGGCATTTCTTTAAATGTTCTGAGCTGTTTAATACTTGCTACACCAGTAAATAATGAGCCGTTACTTACACAGCTCATTGGAAGAGTAATTAGAGACTATAAGGATAAACAACAACCTATAATAGTAGACATAAACTTAATCGGAAAAACCGCAAAAAGACAGGCTAGTTTACGACTAGGATACTACCTGAAGCAGGGCTATGAAATATCAACCCTATAAGGACCTCCGAAAAATACTACTTGACATGGGTTTAAAAAATTGTTATAATATATGATAAAATATAATTGGGAAAAGATAAATAGTGAGACCAATGGAGATTCTACTTCAATACTCACTATAGTTCACTTATTAACTTACAGAAGAATTCCTGCTAGTAGGAAAGATAAAACATACAAATACTTTGGAAAGAGTTTTGTAGGGGATAGCTTTCTCGTCAATCCAAGGCAACTATTAGCGGAAAGGAAGAGGTATAGTAATAAAGAAGCTGCAGAGTATATCGCAGTAGCTTCATTCCGAAACTATTTTAATTACCAACAAACAGGGCAGACAACACTAGAGTTGATACATCTACCTGTTACGACAACGATAGTAAATCGCAACAGATTGCTTCGAATAGAGAATGGTCTAGTACACTTTCTATTTGAAGATAACGCTAAATGGAGAACATAATGGCACTAAAATTCGGAGAAGCACAGGGGAGTGCAAAAAAATCCTCAATCGACCAGTACACTTACAAAGAAGGAGACAACGTCTTCAGACTAGTAGGAGACATACTCCCGAGGTATGTTTACTGGATTAAGGGAGAAAATGGCAAGAATATTCCTATGGAATGTCTAGCTTTCGACCGCAACACAGAAACATTTAATAACAAGGAAAAAGATTTCGTAAGAGAGTTCTTTCCTGAGTTAAAATGTGGATGGGCATACGCTATTCAAGCAATTGACCCAGCAGATGGCAAGGTTAAAGTTGTCAATCTAAAGAAAAAACTAATGGAACAGATCATGGTTGCCGCAGAAGATTTAGGCGATCCGACTGACCCTGAAACTGGGTGGGACGTTTGCTTCCAAAGAGTTAAGACTGGACCTATGGCATTTAATGTCGAGTACAGACTACAAGCACTTAAGTGCAAACCTAGGCCTCTAACAGAGTCTGAGCAAAAAGCTTGTGCTGATCTTCGTTCTATGGACGACGTTCTTGCAAGACCTACTGCTGACGCACAGTTAGAGCTTTTACAAAGAGTAACGCAACCAGCAGGCGCAGAAGCACCTTCTGATGTAGACTCAGAATTCAGTATTAGTTAGGAGAAACTTATGAATTATAGAACTATTGGAGATTATTTCCCAGACTTTCATGCCCAAGGCGTAGACGTTGATAATACAATTATTGATGTTGATGTGTTGGACAGTATGTGGACTGTTG